CGGAAGAGCCTCTGCAAATTACGGAGCAGCGAAAAAAGGAGCTTGTCCGGCTACTGATGCGACTCTCCGATCGCGAGAGGCAATGCTTTCTGCTTCATGTGGTTCATGGGATGAGCGAAAGAGAGATCGCTGCCGAATTGAAGCTGTCCAGAACGACAGTACAAGATTACATTTCGCGGGCGAAATCCAAAGTCAGACAAGGGATTTGAGGAATCTTGCCGTCCACTTTGCCGTCCAAAATGGCATTTGTATATAGAGGGGTATTTTTTCGGCACCCGAGCGATGCGTGTCGCGAGTAAATCTCGGGAGCTTGACCGAAAGAAGCCCCTCATACCCCCAAGCTATGTAGGTCCTTTCGGTATATTGTGTTCAAAAAGAAGGAAAGCGAGGGGGTGCAAGCTGGCCGACGCACCTTGCGTCGGTCGTCGTTATTTCCGGCTGGTCATGAGGACCGGCCTTTTATTTCGGCCGCATCGCTAGGGCTTGGCCGGTCCTCCTCCGCCGTGATCGGGACGGTGCGATGCGGCTCCCGAAACTAAAACACCGCCGGGTGCTTCCCGAGCATACTTGGAGTGGTTCGAAATGCGATCTTTTTACAAATCGGCCAGGTGGAAGAACAAGCGCGAAAAGATCATGCGCCGCGATCAGTACCTGTGCCAAGAGTGCAAGCGATACGGCAGAACCACAGCAGCACAGACGGTGCATCACATACATCCGCTTGAGCAGTATCCGGAGCTCGCACTAGTGAGCGCCAACCTCGTAAGCTTGTGTAGTGCTTGCCACGATGCAATGCATGATCGTACCACGGGAGCGTTGACAGAAGCAGGGGAGCGGTGGATGGAGAAGGTTCGGGACAAGGTTGAGGGAGGACGGGAGAATCATGGAATGTGAGCATAGATTCATACACCTGGAGACCGTAAGGCAGACAGGAAGCAGACCGTCATTCGGACTTTCTGCAGGAAGGCAATGGAAACGAGTTGATCGGTTCTTCTGCGAAAAGTGTCTCGAGGAAAGAGAGAAAGTGAAAACGGCAGAAGGTTGGGAAGATCAACCAGATTGGTGGTGATCCCCCCTCCCCTCAGGGTTCGGGGCGGGGCCACCGGGGACCGGGCTGGGGCCCCTTTTCCAATAGCGCGAGGTCTGGAAAACTTTTTCGGGAGGTGATGCAGAGATGGCGAAAACGACGAAAGCGGCGATCAAGCGCGCAACCATCCGGGACATGAAAGAGCTCGGTACCTACAAGAAGCAGTACGACAGGATCATCGATATTTACGCTGAATTGGTCGAGCAGTATACACGGCTGTCCGAAGAATTCGCAGCCAGTGGATACCAGTATGAGGTCCCTACCGATCAGGGTGGCTCCAAGAAAGCGCCGATCGTCGCCACGCTCGAATCCCTCCGAAAAGACATACTGGCGTACGCAGACCGTTTGTGTCTGAACCCGAAGACCATCGATGGGATCACCGTCGAGACGAAAAAACAATCCGCGCTGGCCGCAGCGCTGAGCGCGCTTGAGTGAGGCTAAAAACCTTGACGTTGTCTTGGAGTACGCCAGGAGCATAGTCGAGGGACGGAAGATTGCCGGCAAAGAGCTGATCCAGGCTTGCCGGCGATTTTTGAAAGACCTGGACAACCCGGAATACGAACTCCGCACGAAAGACCCGGAATTCGTGATCGGGATTATCGAGCGGACCTTTGTCCATGACAAGGGAGAGGCGCTGGACGGAACTCCACTACGTGGGAAGCCATTCTTGCTGGAGCCGTGGCAGAAATTCATCGTCTATAACCTGCTCGGCTTTTGGAAAGCCGGGACCAACGAACGCCGATACAAAGAGGCGTTTATTTTTATTCCGCGGAAAAACGGCAAAACGCGGTTTGTCGCTGCACTGGCCTGGGCGTTGGCGCTCCTCAGCCGCAAATCCGGGGCGACGATTTACATCACGGCCCACGCTCTGAAGCAATCCAAGCAGGCGTTCGAATTTATCTTGTTCAACATCAAGCGGATGGGCGAGGAAGAAGCGTTCCGGATTCTGAACAACAATCAAGAGCATTCGATCAGCGGCGACCTGGGCGACGGGTCGATCTACATCGAAGCGCTGGCCGCCAACCCGGACCGGCAGGATTCGCTCAACTGCAACATTGCCATTGCCGACGAGCTGCACGCCTACACCCGGCCGAAGCAATACAATATCATCAAGGAGGCCATGAAGGCGTACACGAACAAGCTCATGATCGGCATCACGACGGCCGGTGACGACATGAGCAGCTTTTGTTATCAGCGGCTCCAGTATTGCAAAAAGATTCTTGACGGTACGGTTAAGAATGAGGCGTATTTTATTTTCATCGCCAAGGCGGATGAGGACGAGCGCGGGAATGTGGATTATACGGACCCGGTCCAGCATGAGAAGGCGAATCCGAACTACGGCGTAACGATCCGGCCGAGCGACATCTTGAATGACGCGCTGGATGCGCAGAACGATCCGCAGCAGCGGAAGGACTTTTTAGCCAAGTCGCTCAACATCTACACGGCCGCGATGCACGCCTATTTCGACATTCATGAATTCCGGGCGAGTGACCGCCCGTACAAGTGGACGCTCGACGAGCTGGCGCGGCTTCCGATCAACTGGTACGGCGGCGCCGACCTGGCGAAGCTGCATGACTTGACGGCGGCTGCGCTCTATGGTGAGTACCAGGACGTGGCGATCGTCGTTACGCATGCTTGGTTTCCGATCGTCGCGGCGACGGCCAAGGCGGAGGAGGACGGCATTCCGCTGTTCGGCTGGATGGATGACGGATGGCTTACGATGACCAACACGCCTGTAACCAATCATGCGGAAATTGTCAATTGGTTTAAAACAATGCGGCAGCGCGGCTTCAAGATCAAACAGATCGGCTTCGACCGCAGGTTCAGTGCCGAGTTCTTCCGTGATGCCAAAAAGGCCGGGTTCAAGCTGGTGGATGAGCCGCAATACTTCTGGCGCAAGTCGCAGGGGTTCCGCCGGATCGAGCAAAAGGCGAAGCTCGGGAAATTGTACTACCTGCACTCCGACGCATACGAGTATTGCGTGCAGAACGTCCGGGCGATCGAGAAAACGGATGACATGATCCAGTACGAAAAGGTCGATGAGAACAAGCGCATCGACCTTTTTGATGCGTCCGTCATTGCTTGCGTTCGTCACATCGACGACACGGACAAAGGCAAAGCTGCCGAGAAATGGCTCAAAGGGGGGTGAATCAACAGCATGAGTAAGAGGCAAAGACAAAGAGCGCGGCAACCGACGGAGCAGCGCAGCGTGCAGGGCGCTGAGAACGCACTCCTGGGGTACTGGCTGAAAGGGGACGACCTGACGCTGCCGACGGGGTACGTGCGGCTGAGTGAAAACCCGGAAGTTCGGATGGCGGTGGATCGCATCGCTGATCTTGTTTCAACCATGACGATCCATCTGATGCAGAACACCGATGAAGGGGACATCCGGGTGCGGAACGAGCTCGCGAAGAAGATCGACGTCAACCCGTATAGCCTGATGACCCGAAAGGACTGGATGTATTACATCGTCCATACAATGCTGCTGGAGGGAGACGGGAACTGCGTTGTCTTTCCGACGACGCGAGAAGGGTTAATTGATGAACTTATTCCGCTGCCGCCGTATATGGTCACGTTTCCGCCCCCGATGCAAAACGACATTGGTGCGGTGACCGGCTATCAGGTTTCGATTCAAGGCCGCCTCTACAATCACGACGAGGTGCTGCACTTCAAAATCAACCCGGACCCGGACCGGCCTTGGATTGGACGCGGGTATCGGCTCATCCTGAAGGACGTGGTCGGCAACCTCAAGCAAGCCGCCGCGACCAAAAAAGCGTTTATGGGAGACAAGTGGCGCCCTGGCGTAATCGTCATGGTCGATGCTGACTCGGACAATTTCACCAGCGAGGAGAAGCGGAAAGAGCTGGTCAACCGCTATATCGGAGATGGGCGAAGTGGAGAACCTTGGATTCTCCCGGATGGCATCATCCGTGTCGAAACGGTCAAGCCGCTCAGCCTGCAAGACATTGCGATCCACGAAAGCGTCAATATCGATAAAAGGACGGTCGCCGCCATGCTCGGTGTTCCGGCCTTTTTTGTTGGCGTCGGCGACTTTCGGAAGGACGAGTACAACGCCTTCATCCAAACACGGATCGGCCCGCTCGCCAAGGGGATCGAACAAGAGCTGACGCGGAAGCTGCTGTTCTCGCCGGACCTGTTTTTCCGGTTCAACTCCCGCTCGCTCTATTCTTACAGCTTACTCGACCTAGTGACGGCGGGGACGGCGCTGGTCGACCGCAATACGTTGCGCCGGAACGAATTGCGAGATTGGATCGGAATGTCACCCGATCCGGAAATGCGGGAGCTGATCGTACTTGAAAACTACATCCCAGCTGATTTGCTCGGCGAGCAGAACAAGCTGAAGAATATCAAAACGGCACTTCAAGAGGGAGGTGATGACGGTTGAGCAGAGATACAAGGCAGACGCGCAGCTTGAAATCCGAGCTGAAAACGCGGGCCGAAGGCGACGGCGGCGATCTGGTGATCGAGGGTTATTTTGCGGTGTTTGGCCGCGAAACCGAACTTTGGCCGGGCGCCTACGAGGAAATCGCTCCCGGAGCGTTTGACAACACGCTCTCCAACGACATCCGGGCGCTCATCAATCACGAAACGCGCCTGGTGCTCGGCCGGACGAAGGCCGGAACGTTGGAACTGCGGGCCGATAATTACGGCCTTTGGGGCCGCATCAAGATTAACCCGAACGACACCGACGCGATGAACCTCTATGAGCGCGTCAAGCGCGGGGACGTTGACCAGTGCTCTTTCGGCTTCAACATTGTCCGCGAGGAAACGGACTGGCGCGAGGATGGGACGGTCAAATGGACCATCCAAGAGATCGACCTGCACGAGGTCAGCGTCGTCACCTTCCCGGCCTACGAGGACACCGGCGTCGCCGCGAGGCAGAAACAGGTCGAAGAACACCGTGACCGCTTGCTTCAGGCGCGAAAACAAAAACTTATCGAAAGGGTGAAGCAAATTGCTCAGACAACTATTGCTGGCAAAAAAGATTGAACAGCGTAAAAACACGCTGGCCGAGCTGTTGGTGCAGGAAGAAGAGTTGCAAAAGCGCAGCGAGACGTTGGAAACAGCGGCTAGTGAGGCGCAGACTGACGAGGACATTTCGGCAGTCGAGGAAGAGGTCGAAAAACTGGAAGCCCAAAAGGCGGAGCTGGATGAGAAGAAATCGAAGCTCCAGGGCGAAATCGCCGAGCTCGAAAATGAGCTGGAGCAGCTCAACGCGAAGGAGCCGACTGCACAACAGCGTTCTGCTCAACCGCCGGCACAGCAACCGGCACAACAATTCGAATATCGGGGTGAAAACAAAATGAGCATTTTCCGCAATCTGTCGCGGCAAGAACGTTCCGCGCTCGTCGCACGCGACGATGTCAAAGAATTCCTGCAGCGGGCCCGTGAATTGGCTGGCCAATCGCAAACGCGCAGTGTGTCTGGCGCTGAGTTGACGATCCCGGACATCCTGCTCGAACTGATTCGCGACAATCTGGATCGGTATTCGAAGTTGATTAACCGCGTCGGCCTGCGTAGGCTTCGCGGAAAGAGCCGCCAGAACATTCTCGGCGCGATTCCGGAAGGAATCTGGATGGAAGCCCACGGAAAGCTGAACGAACTGTCGATCGCCTTCAACCAGATTGAGGTCGACGGTTACAAGGTTGGCGGATTCATTCCGGTGCACAATTCCGACTTGGAAGATTCCGACGAGAACCTAGCCGAAATCATTCTGGATGCGATTGCTCAGGCGATCGGGTTTGCGCTAGACAAGGCAATCCTGTACGGCACAGGAATGAAAATGCCGCTCGGCATCGTGACGCGATTGGCGCAAACATCGCAACCGACCGATTGGGGAGCAAATGCTCCGGCATGGACCGACTTGCACACGAGCCATATCGTCAAGATCGATCCGGCCGGAAAAACTGCTCAGGAGTTTTTCGCGGAGCTTGTCCGTAAGCTGAAAATTCCGCGCGCGAACTACACGACCACGGGAAATGTCTGGTGGGCAATGTCGCGCAATACGCATGGCGAGCTGATGGCTCGTTCGATCGCATTTAACTCGGCGGCTGCTATCGTATCGGGAGTGAACATGACGATGCCGGTCGTGGGCGGCGATATCGTACTGCTCGATTTTATCCCTGACGGCGATATCGTTGGCGGATACGGCGAACTGTATCGGCTGGTCGAACGCAAAGGTGGCACGTTCGCGCGCTCTGAACATGTCCGCTTCCTCGAAGATCAGACGCTGTTCAAAGGCACGGCCCGCTATGACGGTAAACCGATTTTCGGCGAGGCGTTCGTGGCCGTGAATATTGACAACGCGAACCCGGCGGCTTCGATTCCGTTCGCGCCTGATACCGTAAACACGCCTGAAGTCTGATCCTGAATGCCGGACGTGATGAGCGTCCGGCCTCCTACATGGAGGGATGAACGTGGTAAAAGTGTTGAAAGACTTCCGCTGCAAGGTTACGAAGCGCATCTACCGAGCGGGTGAAACCTACGACGGCGACCGCGCGGAGGAACTGCACACGCTCGGGTACGTCGATGCCGGGGAAACCGATGACGGCGCCGCACCTGAACCGGCGGAAAAGCCCACACGGAAACGCGCCAAGCGCGATGACAGCGGGTGATGGCGGTGAACGAACAGCAAATCCTCGCGCTCGTGAAGGCGCGACTCGGCATCACCACGGCGGTCAGGGACACATACCTGGCCGCTATCGTTTCCGGCGTAGTTCGGGAGATGGAACACGAAAAAGGCATCGCGCTTGACCCAACCGACATGAATCACGTCATGTTTTGCGTCGACCTCGCCACATGGCGCTATCAGTCCCGCGATGCTCCGGGAGACATGCCGCGGCATCTCCAATACCGGCTTCACAACCTGATCATTTCGGCGGGCGGTGGTGCCGGTGACGTATGACCACGAGCTGACACTGATCGGCCAGCGGATCGAAGAGGACGAGATCGGCAACCAAATTCCGGTTGAGACTGAGACAACGATCCTGTGCGGCCTGAAATCGGTCGGCCGGTCGGAGTTTTACGACGCGGCCGCATCCGGGCTCCGTCCGGAGTTGGTTTTTGTGATTCACGCTTACGAATATTCCGGCGAGCGTGTTGTGAAGTTTCAGGGCGTCCGGTATAACGTCATCCGCACGTACCAGACCGGAACCGAAGAAATCGAGTTGACCGTCGAAAGGGTGGTCGGAAGTGGCTAGCATCTCGATCGACCAGTTGGCCAACGCGATCACCGACGCCGTTCGCGAGTACACCGAAGACGTCTCCGAGGCGATTGAGCAGGAGGTCGACGCGACGGCAGACGAAGTCCTCAAAGAGGTACAGACTAACCACTCGTATCGGGACCGGAGCGGCAAATACACGAAGGGGTTCACGAAAACGAAACAAGACAAGCCGGGAGTTACGCGCCGGGTGGTCTGGAACAAAAAGCACTACCGCCGAGTTCACGTTCTTGAATTCGGTCATGCCAAACGAGGCGGCGGCCGCGTGCCGGCATATCCACACCTCCGGCCGGCCTATGACAAGTACGGTACGAAACTTCCAGATAAAATCAAGCGGATCATCCGGAACGGAGGGGACCGCTGATGACTCAAGCCGAGCTGTTCCAAGCATTGAAGGCGATCGGATACCCGGTCGCCTATTCGCATTTTGATGATCCGCCGCAGCCACCTTATATCGTGCACTTGTTCGCTTATTCGTCCGACCTCATGGCTGACAACCAGAACTATGTGGAGGTTTCGAACTTCCAGATCGAGCTGTACACCAGCAAAAAGGACCTGACGGCGGAGCGAAAGGTACAAGATAAGCTGAAAGAGCTGCAGCTTCCATATGCCAAAACGGAAACTTGGATTGACAGCGAAAAGCTGTTTCAGGTCATTTACGAAATTCAATTAATTGGAGAGTGATGGTCAATGTCTGCAAACAAAGTCACGTTCGGTCTCGAAAAAGTCCATATCGCATTTTTCGATGATCAGGCCACCGAACAACCGGCGTGGAAGACACCGGTGGCGATCCCGGGCGCCGTCCGGTGGACGCCGTCGGCCGTGGGGGAATCGAGCACATTTTACGCGGACAACACCGCCTACTTCACAGTGACCGCGAACAATGGTTACACCGGTGAGCTTGAGCTGGCCAACGTGCCCGACGCCATTCTGGCCGAAATGCTCGGATGGGAGATCGACCAAAACGGCATGATCGTTGAGGTGTCGGACGCGATTCCGAAGCCGTTCGCACTCATGGGGCAAGTTCTCGGCGACAAGCGCAATCGCCGGTTCGT